GTTTGTTCAAATGGCATTGCGTGTTCTTCTGCATTTTTTGTAGTCCATCTTAGTTCGACATCGTAGAAACTATGGTGCGTTCGCATTACTTGAATGTGTGCAACACCATCTGGGATTTGTTGGCCGAAGAACATGCGGGAACCGTTAGGTCTCCAGTAGCCTTCATTTATCTGGGTTATAACTGCCACTGCCTTTCCTCCATCCACGGTTGGTTGTTCGGTCTTGAACTGCTGTGTTGCCCTTGCCGTTGCCACCGCCGTTCTCCAATGACTTCTTGTGCGCTACGTCTTTACCATCACCGACTTTGGCTTTGCCATCTTTGATGGCTTCGCGCCTTGCAGCGTTGTTCTTCACACGCTTGGCCACTTCTTCAGGGCGGGCGTTGTAGGACTTCTGGTACTCAAGTTTGCGGGGTGTTGATTTGATCATTTGCTTTCCTTTGTTTACGCTTGGGGGTGCTTAGGGCCTCGTCTATTGTCCACCCTAACTTGTTGACTCTGTCTAAAACAACGTCAGGCGACAGCCCATTTTCTCGTGCTGCCTGCGAAATGCAAACTCCTTCGTGCATTCTTAGCCTTCGAGTGTTTCTGGATTGCTCTACAAGTGGAACCCATCGACAGTTGCTCTTGCTGTACCCTTTGTTGTTGTCTTTTCGATCCAGAGAATAACCGTCAGGTGGTTCTCCCATGTCAGCCAAAAAGTTTTTAAACAGGTGCCATCGCTGACATATCGTGACGCCTACATAGCATCGGTTTTCTTGTCGGCTTGCGTTACGCACTCGGGCCTTCATGCCAAGCCATTTTTTGTACGCAGGAGTGTGAGCCATGCCGTGAGTCGTATTTCTTGCAGCCGTAACTTCATTTTTGCGGCACCCGCAGGACGTTGTGTCGCCACTTCGCAAGTCAACTTGCGCTTTGATCGTGCGCACACCGCAGTCACACAGGCAAACCCACGCAACTCGTTTACCTTTGTTTGTTCTTGATTCAGCCACTAAACGGCCAAAACGAAAGCCTGTCAGTTCCACGTTCACCCACCTTAATCTGGATTATAGTATCTTCCAAATCCGTTATATTGTCAACATGCACTAAAAAAATAACGCCACCAGCTTTCTTAGCTTTTGTAGCATTGTGTGTCTGCAGTGCGGTAGGCTTTTTGCTGCTGTCGCTTTTACATTCGATCCCAACGAATACGCCATCTGCACAAGCGACAATATCGAACACACCCATAGAGCCCATGCCATTTGACACAGGCATAAAGAAGTACACCTCGTGCCGGTTCAACATTTTCTTGCAAGCGTCTTTTACGCGCCCCTCTGGTGTACTAGCCATTCTTCCTCCCGTTGAATTCACAGCTCAATACTGGACACCAAGCCTTACACAGCCCTGACGTTTTGGCTGGCCACCTGTCTCTTTCATATGCAGACTCCAGCTTGTTCACGCGGGGTACAAAGTTCTGCCAAATGATGGGCACCTCAGAGCGTTCGCGTGGCGTCCAGTCGATCTTCTTTTCCTTGAGCCAAATGAAACCCGTGGTAACTTTGTTGATCTCTGGGTGGTGGGCAAACACGTAGTTGGCATACAGGTCGAGCTGCTCTGTGGGCTTGCGCTTTCCGGTCTTGTAATCTGCGACGATGGCCTTGTCGCCATGAAGCACAACCAAGTCAGCGATGCCGCGAGTCCATGCGCCTTTCCATTCGGTGGGTTGGAAGTTCCGGTCGAGTGCATACGCCTGTTCGCACAGCTTTGCACCGGGCAGTTTGGCCAGCTTGTACGCCAGCTTCTGCCACTGCTCCATACCTTCGGGCAGCATGACGCCGTCCTTGATGAAGTCCTCGAACGCGGTGTGAACCCTTGTGCCCCACTCAGTGTGTACGGTAGGCGGGTCAACGATATCGCGCTTGACTTTGAGGTGGTAGAACTTACGCGGGCACGTCTCGAATGTGTCGAGCTGGCTGTACGTCCAAGCCGGGTTTGTCATGTTGTTCCAATGCGGTTGTGCCCCAATGCGTCATTCGACGGTTGGGGCTTTTTGTTCGTGGCTCTATGGTAGCAGTATGGTGAGTGGTGTCAACATTATTTTGCTTCGCCGTAGCAATCCGCAATGTCACCCTCAGACCAAGTCACAAGCTCTGGCCACCACGACACGCCTTGGCGCATGATGCCCTGCAAATGATCGAGGTGCTGCTGCGCTTCTTTCTCTGGAACTGCGAACACAAGCTCGTCATGGACTGCCAGCGATGGACGCAAGCCAGTGTCCTTGTAGAACCGCACAGCATGCTCAGCGATAACGTCACGGGCCAGTGCCTGCACCAAGTTCTCAACACCCTTTCCGGCGTAGATGCGGGCCTTAGACCTGCCGTTGCCATACCACCATTCGTGCTTGCCGTTCTCGTTCTGCTTGACCAGTGACGGGTAGTAGATGCGACGACCGGACGGTAAGCGCACAGCCTCGTGCTCCACTTGGCACATACCCCATGGGTCGATAGCTGCCTCGATGCCTTGGCGGATGTTGGTCAGGTTGTTCTGAAACTGCTTCCAGCCGTTGACGATCTCACCATGAGCATCGCGGTACTTGTTCACAACGTCAGTGGCTTCTTCCAGCGACAGGTCGATGCCGCCCATCAGCTTGGCTACCTTCTGGAACGTAGCACCACCCGCACCAAAGCCTAGACCCAAGTGAGCCACCTTGCCCACCTGACGCTGGTTCTTCGTGACTTCGTCCTCTGTGATGTTGTACAGGTCATGCGCTGCAAAGTATCGGTACAGGTCAGCCTTGTCAGGGCTCGAGGCAAACAGCTCCATGGCATAAGGTACTTTCCACAGAAACATATTGACCCGTAACTCGATACCAGAAAGGTCAGCCACGACGATCTTGTGTCCCTTGGGTGCCTTGAGTGACATACGCAGGGCGTCGGATGGCTTGGGGTTCTTGGTGTCGATGCGCGGTAGGTTCTGCATGTTGTACTGCTCACCAGACCAGCGACCTGTTGTATCCGCACCACAGTATTTCAGTGGCACAGGCAGTCTGCCATCGCATGCGTCGGCGGCTCTTAGGAACGCTTGCAATCTGGTCTCCAGCAGCGTGGACTTGACCTCGAGTCTGGCACGGGCAGCAGCAGCCACCACAGGGTTCTCATGGTTCTGCAAGGCGATGAACCCATCGTCTGTCTTGGCCAGCGCAGGCACACGCTTCTCGGAGTTGGTCGGCGACTGCTTCATGGGGGCTTCAACACCAAGGCGCTCCAGTAGCGCAGAGAACTTAGCAGCCGAGGCCAGCTCAACACGGACCTGCTCTTCGATATCTGTACCGTTGTCAAGGCGCTCAGCCACGAACTGTTCGATGCCGAGGGTGTTGGCCAGCTCAAGCAGGGAGCGTCGCTTTTCTTCCTTCACATCTTCCAAGGCCTTATCCACCATGGAGTAGTTGAGCAAGAACTTGGGCTCGACCAGCATGCGTGTGGTCATGTCGATCTGCAGCAGCTCCTGCTTGGGGAAAGACGGGGCAAGCTTCTTAAAGATAGCCGCACACAAGTCTGTGTCCACCTTGTTGTATTCCTCCATGTCGGCCAGCTCGTCTTCGCTGAAGTCACACAGGTGTTTGCCCTTGGTGTTGGTAGCCTCGAGGTCCAGCTTGACGCCAACCTTCAGCTCAACGGCCAGCTTCTTGAGCGATACGCCAGTCAACGATTTGCCGTTTACAAGCGCACTGGTCTTGGAGTACTTGGGCCTTGCCATAGCAGCAGTGCATCCGTACATCTTGGGGTTCACGCCCATGCGCCATGCGAGAATCATCGCATCAAAGCCCGACATGTTGTGGCCTATAGCCATAGCATCAGACCAGTCAAGGGACTGCAGGTGCTCTCTTATCTTTTGCTCACCGAACAGAACGTAGGTTGGTGCATTGCCCACCTTGATGGCCACAGAGATGATCTCCGTGTCAAGGTGCATCACGTACTCGGTTGGGGACATGCGGCTGAGCGTGTGCTCAGTGCTCCAGAACGACTCAAAGTCAATGTAGATGGGGGTCATTTAGCTTTCCAATTGGAACGCGACGATGGCGGCGGCGATGCGCTCGTTCACGTCAGTGATGGTCTCGGCTATGTACGTCTCGTACTCGTAGCCCTCTTTGCGTCCGATGTTGACGATGTAACCGTTGGCTACCTGCAGCACTTCAACCGTGCCATGAAACAGCTTTTTGGATTTTGGCATCGCCTGTGGTTTTATTGATCCACCAATGGCAGTGGTGTACTGACCCTGACCGGAGCCCGCGTTGGTGATAACGCCCTGCCCACTGTTGCCAAGTATGTTGTGCATCAGGTCTTTAAACATTGCGACCCTCCAGTTCGATCAGCAGGTCGATCTCGTGCTTGATCTTCTCAAGGTCTTGGAAGCGGTGCTCGGCGGGCTTGTCTCTCCAGCGTGTGATGCGCTTGACGATGCAGCCCTCGAGGAAATTGAGGTTGTTTGCGTGGATGTACTCCACTGGTTGAATCTTCTTGTCCTTGTAGTGGCCCCCGGCCACCTGTACGTCTAGCGGGTTTGTCATTCTCTGCTCCTGTTAAATGTTGGAAGGGGTGCCCAGTGTGTCCAGCCGTCAGAGTCGCGCCAGCTACCAAGGACTGCAACGCCCAAGCGTTTGTCGATCAGCAGCATCTTCGCACTCAGCGGCGGTGAATGTTCTTTGGCATCAAGCCAGTGGTTGTTCACATCGACCACAGCAAAGCGGTCG